AGCAGACGCCGGCCTGCGTGCGGCCCGATCCCGTTTTCCGGTGACGCTGCGTGACCGGAATGTTCCACCTCGCCCCTGGAGGGCGTTCCGACCCTGGAGGTCATCGTGCAGGAAGCCGGTTCTGCTGAATCGCTGGAGTTGAATCACCCGGAGCCGTTCGGCTTGGCGGTGGACGGGTCGGCGTTGTGGGTGTCGGTGGCGTCGAAGTACGCGCTCCGACCCGATGAGCTGCGGCACCTCGAAGACGCGTGCCGGCTGGTGGACATCATGGCCGCGTTGCGGATCGAGGCTGCGGGTGAGCCGATGATGATCCCGGGTTCGATGGGGCAGATGATCTTGAACCCGTTGGTGGCGGAGCAGAAGACGCATGCGTTGGCGGTGGGTACGTTGCTGGCGCGGTGCAAGCTTCCGGATCTTGACCCGGTGCCGAAGCCGAATCAGCAGCGGGATGCAGCGAATACGAAGCACGCTGCGCCGTGGGCCGGTTCGGGGCGTGGGGCGTGAGCGCGACGCGGGTGGTGCTGGTCAAGCCGGGTGATGTGCTGATCTTCGGCAACGTCGGTGATGCGGCCAGTGGTGACTGGTCAGGTGTTGAGAGCCTGAAGGAACTGCTCGGCCTCAAGGCGATAGTCGTGTTCGACGAGGACATCGACTTGGCCGCGGTTCCCGGCGGCGATGGCACGTAGCGGTTCGGCCGCTGCGCAGGTACCAGACGCCGACATCGAGTATCGGGAGATCATCCGCTGGTACGAAGACCAGTTGGCGAACTCAGCCCCTCCGACCGATCTGGAGTGGGAACCGGTCAGAATCGGCCCGACGTGGCAGTACGAGAACGGGTGGGTGCTGCCGGCGGCGACGCTGGGTTGGCGGAACCTGGCATGGGCTGGGCTGCGGCTGAAGAACAAGCACGGCGGCCCATGGGTGTACACCCTAGAACAAGCCCGGTTCCTACTGTGGTTCTGGGCGCTCGACGGCTCGGGGGAGTTCACCTACCACTCGGCCACCCTGCAGCGGCTGAAAGGCTGGGGTAAGGACCCGATCGCGGCGTGCGTGTCCTCGACCGACATCTGCTCCGAGGATGCGGCGTTCGACCATTGGAACGGTGATATTCCGGTCGGTCGGGAGCAGCCGAACGCTTGGGTGCAGATCGCTGCCGTGGCGCAGGTGCAGACCCAGAACACGATGAAGCTGTTCCCGTCGCTGCTGCCGTTGGAGACCCGGCGGAAGTACGGCATTCAGATCGGGAAGCTAAACGTCTGGGCCAAGGGTGATGAGGCGCAGATCGAGGCGGTCACCTCGAACCCGCTGGCACTTGAAGGTGGCCGGCCGACGCTGATCATCCGCAACGAGCCGCAGAACTGGGTGTCCTCCAACGGTGGCCACGAGATGGCTGGCGCGATCGAGGGCAACGCCGCGAAGTCGGAGGACGGCGCGGCGCGGATGCTGGACATCTGCAACGCCTACCGGCCCGGTTCCGACTCGGTGGGGCAGCGGTCCCGCGAAGGGTGGGAGAAGACCCAAGGGTCGCGGTGCGAGCGGCACGCCGACGACACCGACTGGCCTGCGAAGTGCCGGGACTGCCAACCGCCGGAGCAGGCCGACTACGGCGTCATGTACGACTCCCTCGAAGCACCACCGGAAGCGCCGCTGACTGCTGAGGCGGCCCCGTCGGTGATCGAGGCCATTCGCGGCGATTCGACTTGGCTGAACATCCGCAGGATCATCAAGTCGATCCTGAACCCCTTGAACTCGGCCAGCGAGTCTCGCCGCAAGTGGTACAACCAGATCACCGCAATGGAGGACGACCGGTTCGACCCGCTGAAGGTGCGGCTGTGCGAAACGGTGGACACGCTCCAACCGGGCGATGAGATCGTGATGTTCGGCGACGGGTCGAAGTCCGACGACGCCTCAGGGCTCGTCGCATGCCGCATGTCCGACGGCCTGACCCAGGTGCTGCACGTCCAGCAGCCGAGAAAGAAGAAACTCGTGGACCGGGCCGCCTACAGCCTCGCCGTAGCCGACGCGATGACCGCATACAAAGTGGTGGCGTTCTGGTTCGACCCGTCGCACGCCAAGGACGACGACGCCGAAGGCGAAGAGTCGTTCTGGATGCCGTCGTGTGACGAGTGGATGCGCCTGTACGGGCGGCGGTTGAAGTTCTGGGCCACCCGCTCAGGGGACAAGAAGCACGCCATCGTATTCGACATGGCCTCCCCCGTGAAGCAGGCGCTGTTCGTGCCGGCCGTGGAGCGGATGGAAACCGACATCGACAACGGCGAGTTCCGGTTCGCCAAGTCCGGTTGGCTGAAACGGCACCTGACCAACGCCAAGCGACACCCCGGCAAGTTCGGGGTGTCGATGCGCAAGGAGAACCGGGAGTCGGCGAAGAAGATCGACCTCGCCGTGTGCGCGGTCGGCGCCCGGATGCTGTGGCGGCTTGTGCAGCTGGACAGGGTGAACACCACCAGGAAGAAGGCACCCGGCAAGGGCCGGGTGATAGCGCTGGACTGACGGAGGGGCGGCTGCAGTGACGAGTGCTGCCCTGTTCGACGCCCCGTCGGTGCCGTACTTCTCCACCATCACCATCCCCGCCCTGCCCAACCTGACCTTGTCCGAGGATGAGCAGAAGCTGATCTCCCGGTTGCAGATGCGGCAGTGGTGGTACCGGTCGCAGATGCTGCTGACCGACGCCTACTACCGGGGCGAGCAGGTCATCACCGATCTCGGTATCGCGATCCCGCCGCAACTGTCCGGGCTGCGGACCTTGGTCGGGTGGCCGCGGATCGCCGTGGACCCCTTGGTGCTGCGGTTGAACGTCGAATCGTTCCGGCTGCCCGGTGCGACCGACTCCGACAGTGACCTGACCGACCTGTGGAATCAGATGCAGGGCGAGCAGGGGCTGCTTTACAAGGACTGCCTGGTCAAGGGCCGGGGCTGGATGATGCTCGGCTCCCCGGCATCTCCGGGAGACCTGCCGTTGATCTGCGTCGAATCACCGTTGAACGTCACCGCCTTGTGGGATGTCCGTTCCCAGTTGCCCGAGGCGCTGCTGCAGACCTACTGGTTCGAAGGTCAGCGACACGCCGCCTTCTACACCCCGGATCAGACGATCCACATCGGGTCGGACGAGAACGGCACCTGGTCGGTCACCGACCGCGACCAGCACGGATTCGGGTTCGTCCCGGCAGTGCGGGTGGCCAACGAACCCGAATCCGACCGCAGGGACGGCCGGTCAGAGATCACCGCCGAGATCATGTCGATCACCGACGCCGCCTGCCGCACCCTGCTCGGCATGGAGGTGGCGCGGGAGTTCTACTCGGTGCCCCAGAAGTACATCCTCGGCGCGACCGAAGCGGACTTCCAGAACGCCGACGGCACCGCCAAGGCCGCGTGGTCCACCTACATCAGCCACATCCTCGCCCTGGAAGCCGATGAGGAGGGCGCCCCTCCGACCGTCGGACAGTTCAAGGCGATGGACCCCACCGTGCACACCAAGATCATCGAAATGTACGGGTCGCAGATGGCAGGCATCCTCGGAGCCCCGCCGCAAGACCTCGGCCTGTACACCCAGGGCAACCCAATCAGCGCCGAGGCGTTGCAGGTGTCGGAGTCCCGCCGTGACCGGTACGCGCGGTGGAAGCAGAAGAGCTACGGGCCCCGGCTGGTCAGCGGCGTGCAGATGGCGACAAGGTTCATGAACGGCGGGAAGGTGCCGGATAAGTACCGGCGGATGGAAGCGGACTGGACACCGCCGGAGATCCTGAACATCGCGGCCGAGACCGACGCTGCCGCCAAGCAGGTGCAGGACGGCATCGTCCCGGCCCGCTCGGACGTGGTGCTGAAGCGGCTCCGCTACACCGCCATCGAGCGGGCGCAGTTGGCGCAGGACTTCGCCGCTGACGAGGCCGCCCAGATCCTCGCCGAACTGGCCACGTCGCTGCAGGCCAAGCAGGCGCGGGCGGACAACATGGTGGCGTCGAACATCAGGTCGGGCCCGAACATCCCCGGCACCGGAACCCAGCCACCCGCGACGAGTCCACCGGCAGCACCGGATGTCAGCACCTACCACGGTTAGCGCCGCAGCAGGTGCTCAGGCCGCGCAAGACGGCCTGATGATCCTCCTGGCCAGGGAACTGGCGCAGGCGTGGGAAATGCTCGACGTGCACGACCTGAAAGGCACGCTGCCCGCGTTTCAGGCGGCGGTGACGCTGCTGGTGCAGAAGTACGGCAAAGCCTCTATGGCTCTTGCTTCGAAGTTCTACTTGCAGCAGCGGCAAGCGGCGGGCATCCCCGGCGGCATCCGGGTCGCGATGGCCGACCCTGCCACCCACGACACGGTGAAGACCGCGTTGGACGACGCGCTCAGCGGGCTGTGGAACATCGCACCAGCCCACCCGCAAGTCGCCCTCACGACCAGCACCATCACCGACCCGCAGCAGATCCAGGACATCACCGCCGCAGCCCAAGCGCAAGTGCAGGGATGGGCGGAGAAACTGGCGCAGGACCCAGCCCGGCAGACCGTGATCAACACCGCGAAGAAGGACCCGAAAGCGGTCGGATGGGCTCGCATCCCAGAACCAGCCGCCTCACCATCCGGCACCTGCGCGTTCTGCGCCATGCTCGCCACAAGGGGCGCGGTGTACAAGTCAGAACGCGGAGCCTCGTTCAAGGCACACCCCGGCTGCAAATGCCACCCCGAACCCTTGTTCAAGGGCCAGTTGTACGTGCCGTCCGCGCAGATCCTGGACTGGCAGCAAACCTACGCCGAAGCCACCAAGGGCCGCTCCGGCAAAGACGCCCGCGCCGCATTCAGGCAAGCACTCGAAGGCCGCCCGGTGACCGGGCTGACCACCAAGCCAGCGGCTACCGCCCGCTGACGTTCTTCCCCGCCCCGGAGGCGAGGAACCGCACCAACAACCGACCCAGGAGGTCAAACCCGTCATGACCGTTCCCGTCCCGCCGCCCGTCATCGTGCCCGACAACCCCGCGGCAGCGGCACCCTCCGCCCCTGCTCCAGCGCCCGCCGCGCCAGCAGCAGTGGAGACCCCCGCACCCACCCCGGCTGCCAATGCGGAACCGGCGAAGCCCACGCCACCCGTGAAGCGAACCCTGGAGGACTCGCTCGCCGGCCTGGACGACGACACCCGCAACTACGTGCTCGGCGAGGTCACCAAGGCGCGGCAGGAAGCCGCATCCTCCCGGACCACCGCAAAGCAGACCGCTGCCGAAGAGGCACGCAAGGAAATGGCCCAAGCTGTTGGCAAGGCACTCGGACTCGTCACCGCCGACGAACCGGTAGACCCGGCCAAGCTCACCGAGCAACTGACCGCCGCGCAGCAGCAGGCCAAGCAGACAAAGGTCGAACTCGCCGTCTATCAGGCTGCCTCGACAGCCGGGGCGGACGCGGCCAAGCTACTCGACTCCCGATCGTTCGCCGCGACGCTCGCCGGCCTGGACCCGACCGACGCGGCTGGTATCCAGGCCGCGATCACTCAGGCGGTCGCGGCTAACCCCGCGTTCGCAGCCGTCACGACCACCACGCCCGGCGAGACGCCGCAGCCCCTGCCTAAGCCGAACCCCGCCCTCGGCGCGTCCGGCGGTCAAGCACCAACCCTCGACGACCAGATCGCCATCGCCAAGAAGGACGGAAACCTCCGCCTCGCGATGCACCTGGAAAACCAGAAGCTGCTCCCGGCCAACGCCCGGTAACGGCGATGACCGCACCGGAGCGTGTTGTCGCCAGGATTCTGTCCTACCGCGAACTCACTCACAGGGTGATGTACGAGGCGGCCTTCGGCCAGATCCCGAGCGGCCTGACGGTCGATCACCTGTGCCACGACCCGGAGTTGTGCCGCGAGGTGCCTGCGACCGCGTGCCCTCACCGGGCGTGCTGCAACCCGGCTCACCTACAGGCCGTCACGGCCCGGGCCAACGTCCTGCGTGGAGGCAGTTTCGCCGCTGCTAACGCGGCGGTCAAGACCGATTGCCCATCGGGCCATCCCTACGACAGCCACAACACCTACGTAGCTCCTGACGGACCGCGGCAATGCCGCACTTGCCGGACGGAGCACGTCTACGCGCTCCGCCGGCAGATCGCCTAGCGGGCAGACCGAGAGGGAAAGACACCATGACCGGTATTACGGCAATGGGGACAACTTACAACCTTCCGAACTATACCGGCATGTTGTACGCCCTGACCCCGTACGACACCCCGCTGCTGTCCGCGATCGGCGGCCTCGCCGGTGGCGGGCAGACCGTGTCCACCGAGTTCGAGTGGGAGTTCTACGACCTGCGCGCTGCCGGGCAGAACGTCCAGCTGGAAGGTGCGACCGCGCCGACCGCGCAGAACCGGGTCCGGGCGAACAAGACCAACGTCACCCAGATCCACCAGGAGAAGGTGTCGGTGTCCTACAGCAAGCAGGCCGCCGTTGGGCAGAAGTCGGGCACCAACAACGCCCTGCCGAACCCGATCACCAACGAACTCGACTGGCAGGTCGAGGCCATGTTGAAGCAGATGGCCCGCGACGTCAACTGGTCCTTCATCCGGGGCGTGTACAACAAGCCGACCGACAACACCACCAAGCGGCAGACCGCCGGCCTGCTGTCGGTCATCCAGACCAACAAGACCAACGCCGGCACCGTCCTCGGCACCGGCCTGGCCCTGGCCGCCGCCGGTGACACCGTCACCAAGACCGGTCACGGACTGACCAACGGTCAGTCGGTGCGTCTGGCAAACATCAACACCCCGAACGGGTTGAACACCACCGACCCGTACTTCGTCGTCAATGCCGCCACCAACACCTTCCAGTTGGCGCTGACCAACGGTGGGGCCCCGGTGGACATCACCGCTGACTCGACCGCGGACGTCACGGTCGGCAACGCGGTCACCACGGACGCGGTGGACACCCTGCTGCAGTCCGTCTACGACAACGGCGGCATCGCCGAAGGTGCCACGGCGACCCTGCTGGTCGGGTCGGCCGGCAAGCGGCGCCTGACCAAGGCGTACGCGACCACGAACGCCTACCGGGAGATGTCGCGCAACGTCGGCGGTCTGTCCCTGACCACCATCGAGACCGACTTCGGAACCCTGAACATCATGATGGACCGGATGATGCCACAGGACTCCATCGCAGTCGTATCGCTGGAGCAGCTGCAGCCCGTGTTCCTGGAGGTTCCCGGCAAGGGGCACTTCTTCGCTGAGCCGCTGGCCAAGACCGGCTCCTCGGACGAGGTGCAGCTGTACGGCGAGGTCGGTTTGGCGTTCGGCAACGAGCGGTCCCACGGCCTGCTCACCGGTCTGGCCATCGGCTAACCACCGCTGTCCCGAACCGACGACGACTGAGGGGGTGGCGAGGTGACAAGTCCGAGTCCTGATCCGATCGTGACACCGGACGACCTCGCCGCCCTCCTCGGCACCGCAGTCGATGAGGGCAGGGCAGACACCCTGATCCGGCTCGCGCAGGGCTTGTGCCTGACCGTCATCGACCCGGTACCCGCATCAGCGGCCGGGGTGGTGCTCGGCATCGCACTGCGGGCCTACACCAACCCGCAGAACGTCCAGTCCGAACAGGCAGCCGTTTACGGTGTGAACTACGGCCCGGTCGCTGGCGGGTTGTTCATGTCCAAGTCGGACCGGGCCACGCTGCGCCGGCTCGTGCAGCGCGGCGGGGCGTTCACGATCGACCTAACCCCCGATACCGCCGGGCAGAACCTCCCGTGGTGGGACCGCAACACCTGGCCCGGCGGTATCCAGGTTTCCGAAGACCAGTCTTGGCAGTCGTCGCCGTGATCATCGCTGGTGAGACCGTCACCCAAATCAAGCGGATGGTAACCGGCGATGAAGACGCACTTGGGAACGACGTCTATGCCGAGACCCCGGTCGAGGTTAGGAACGTCGGCATCGCCCCTCGGGACGCGAACGGGACCGGTGGCAACGAGGACGTGCAGGGTCGAGACACAGTAACCGTCGGCCTGACCCTGCTCATGCCGCCCGGCTCCCAGGTTTCAGCCGTGGACCGGTTCATCGTTCGCGGTGAGTTGTGGGAGGTCTACGGGCAACCCGAGACCATCATCAACTCCTTCACCGGCTGGAACCCCGGACTGCCCGTCGCAATCGGACGGGTCACCGGCTGATGGCGAGCATCGGCCTGTTCCGCTCCGCGCTGCTGAACGAGCAGGGCCAACCGGTCGTCAAGGCCATCGTCGTGGGGGATGACCTTGCCGATGAGGTGCTGACGATCATCGAGGGGTTCCTGACCTCGACTGAGGATCAATTGCTAGTGCTGCCCGAAGGCACACGGGTCGGCTGGTTGGGCTGATGGTCACCTACTACGGGCCGGCCGACGTCGTCACCTACAAGCACAACTACCGGGCCTTCGGTGATGAGGTGTTGCGCGCGGACTTCATGGAACGCGAATGCGTGGACCGCTGCCTGGAAGGGCAGGCCAACGCCGAATTCCTGGCCTCCCAGCACGTCGTCACCGGCAGGTACGCGGGCTCGTTCGTCGTCGAATCCGGGCGGCGCGGCGGCAAGCGGAATGACCGGGCGTTCGCCGCGCTGGTAAACACCGACCCGGCAGCGGCACATATCGAGTTCGGGCACGACATCCCCTTGGAGCAGGTGACCTACACCAAGACAGGGCGGCGCAGAAAGTCGAAGGCCACCGGGCCGAAGCGGCACGTCGAAGGCCTGTACATCCTGACCCGTTCGATCGACGCGATGACCTACTGATGCCCTCCGCTGTCGTCGCAACACAGTCCTGGCTCGACGACCAGCGCCAGGACGTGCGGTTCGTCACCCGGACCACCGACAACCTGCAAGCCGCCCTGCCGCAGTGCCGGATCGTCGGCGTCGGAGGGTCGCAGACCCTCAACCTCGGGCAGCAGCGGATCGTGGTCGAGACGTTCGCTGCCGACGAGCTGGCAGCGATCACCTTGGCGCACGACGTGAACGACCTGCTGCTGTTCCAGATGCGCGGCGTGGTCGGTGACGCGGTGATCTCCAAGGTCCGCTGCGACTCCCTGCCCGCCCGGCACGACTACACCAACCCGGCCGTGTTCATGCAGGTCGCCATGTACACGGTGTTCCTCCGCCCCTCCTACTAGGCCCGCGCAGCCCTCCAGTTCGACCCTCAGCCGCCCCCTTCGGGTCGGTCAATACCCATTCCCTGAAGGAGAGCCACCGTGGCTATCAACCTCGGCAACCTGCGGTCCTACGCCGACATCAACCAGCGGGTCGTCACGTCCGTCATCGGCACCCCGTACCCGTCCACCCCGACCGGTTCCTGGGGCGCTGGCTGGTTCGACATCGGCGCACTGTCCGACAAGGGTGTGGACGAGTCCGTCAACCAGAACGAGACCAAGGTTTGGATCTGGCAGGGCGGCCAGCTCGGCCGAATCCTCCGCAGCCAGTTCGAGCACCCGTTCACGATCGAGGCGGCCGAGGAGAACGCGGTGTCGCTCGGCCTGGCCCGCCCGAACGTGTCCGTGGCGACCACCGGAGCCACCGCCGAGGTGCAGACCGTGACCATCAGCGGCACTGGCACCGCAGGCACCTGGACCTACGCGCTCCCTGGTTACGGCACAGCCA